GGTGGCGGATTCGACCTCGGAACCAATGAGGGAAACACAGTCAGTCCCGAGGTCTAGCGCGAAGAGGGTGATTTCTTCGGGCGATTTATGGTTTCGGCAGCGCCCGCCATGCGGCTTCAAATGCCTCTGCGGATTGCTTTGCCATCTCAAAGTGAAGCCAGTTGGGGTTGCCTTGATACGAGCCTGCGTTGTCTGTTGCGGTGTAGACCTTGACGCCCTTTTTGCCTTCGCCCCTGGAGCATCGGTATCCCGCGCCGTACTCCCCGTATGCGTACCAGTGCAATTCGCACAGTCCGAGGTGCTTTGAATGTTGAATTGTTTTGCCGTCAATGACAGAACTTCCAAGGAACCAGTCCCACATTTCGCGCGCTTGCGCTTCGTCTTTGTATTGGATGTCGGCTGCGTAGCCCGTCGCATGAACGGATAGACCGGCATTGTTTCTCATCGGACGGTTGGCATATGAACCAAGAGACTTTGTTCCCCAACGTGCTTTGCACAGTTCAACAAGTTTTGCCGTGACGGGTTGTGTCCCTTTGCCGTCCCACGATGGGTAGTACGGATAGACACGATTAGTCATTTGTCTTGTCCTTGTCGTTCTGGTGGCCCTTGAGCCCGTTTGAAGCGAGCAATCCCGCAAGAACGCCAGACATGGTCAAGGTGAGCGGAGACAGAATCTTCCAGGCTTCAGCATCGTTGGGTGCCTGCTCGAGAGGCTGAACCACGAACAGAAGTCCGTAGAGAAGCACGAACACGGTGCCGACGAATGCAATGGAGATTGCTAGTCCGACGATCAAGATTAGTCGTCCTTTGATTTCTTCGTTTGAGAGTCTTGCTCGAAATTTCATGCGCAACGTCCTGTTCCTGTTTCGTTCGGTGCAATTGTTGCTGCCGAAAGTGCTTTGTTTTTTACGCGCTCACAGTTAACACGGGTACGGTCTGCGCAGGCGGTTAGCGATGCGCAAATAACCAATAGAATCAGGCTTTTTCGCATTACGCGCTGATTTCAAACACGGTAATTGTTGACGGCTCAGAACCAAGTTGGGCATACAAAGTGCCTGATCCAGATACCCGAGCGATTTCGACCTTGTAAGTTAAGGCTGATGAGGTGGCAGGCGAGTCAAGGTAAATCTGGGTATTCTGGGCCCGCAAGGAACCTGCGCCCGACGACATGATTGCCGCGTTAGTAAGAAGAACCGTGTCTACTGCTGAGACTGTTTTGACAATGCGCTGACCGAGGATTTCGTTTGCCCCTGGTACGAAGCCGTTGAGGTTGGCAACAATCAGAAACTTTGACGATGAGAATGTTGGGGTGATGTTGACCGTCAAAGTTGAACTGATGTATGTGGTGCTTGATACTGCCGTTTGCGTTGTTGTAGTTGCCGAAACAACTTGCATGATTCGGAATGCCCCGCGCAAATTATTAACGTACGCAGCGGTGAGGATTTCGCCCGCTACTGCTGTTGCCGGAAGTGTTGTGGGTGTTGCCATGATTGTCTCCTTTAGAAACTGAGAAGGTTGTTGTCGAGCGTTCCGAAGATTGCATCGTCAAGGGTGAGGTATTGGTTGCCGTCCGTACTCTCGAAAGTGTACGAAACAATGTGAGACCCTGGAACGATTCGGTGTTCAATTCCTGATGTGATCAGGGTCTGCGATTCTGTGGATGGTGTACCAGTAGAGAAGTCTTTTTGGACTGTCACGATTGACGTCAAGTCAATAGCAAAGATGGTTGCCCATTGCGCTGAAGTAAGAGCTGCGAGTTCGCATGAGACGCCTGTGAAGCGGACGACGGGGTTCCGGTATTTGCCGAGCAAGTACGCGCCAAGTCCTGCGACTTCGGTTGTTGTTGAATTGAGCAGATTGAGAAGGTTGTAGTTTTGCGCTTGGTAAAGAGATATCGACGTTGCGTCTGAAGAAGTCTGTGCTGCGCCTGCGGGCGATTGCGTCACGATGTAGTTGTAGAGCAGTTCCGATCCGTATTGATTGACCAGAGTCATGTATGGAATGCCTGTGCCGTTTGTCGTAAATGAGGCGTTTGCTACAGGGTTCAGAACGCTTGACCTTCCCTTGAAGGTGAGGGTTCCGTCGGCTGCTGTGTAGAGGTACCCCTGCTCGGAGGTGTTGACCTGCTGAAGATAGTTAAGGACGTTTGTGTCCTGAGAGACCGCGTAAGCCCCGAGAGTAGACGACCCTGTACCAATAGACCTTGCGCCCTGATAAGCGACCTCTGGACGGTCTAGAACGGCGTCTACGCGCAACCCTGACGTCTGTGCCGACGGGGTGAATGCGTTGAGTTGCTGATTTGCCAGAGTTCCGAAGGTGTCAACGCATCGAGCAAACATTCGGCCTTGATTGGCGTTCTGGTAGTCCAAGTCCCAATCCTCGACAAAGCCCGTGTAAATGGGCGTCCCGTTGGCGTAAATGATGATTGGCGAGCGAGGCAACACAAACGGGTAGTAGATCGAGGACGTATTGAGCGGGTCAAGAATGCGCGAGTTGTTGTTGAAGACGACTTGTGCGGTTCCTGCGTTGAACTGGTCAAGTTGGCGGTTGCGTCCGCGCTTAATGTTGACTGACAGAACAAGCGAGGTCAGGTCTGCGTATGCAAGACCGCCAAGGGTGCCTGTATTAAGTAGACCGTAGACGGCGTCGTCAAGTTGAAAGGGTGTACCGAATCCTGTGGTCGTCTGGAATCCGACAAGGACTTGGTATGTGGGGACTGCCATTAGAAAGTGACCGCCGGTGCAAAGACCTGTCCTGAGTTGCGTTGCGCTGCAAGGATGGCGTCGATTATGTCTTGACCAACTGTGGCAGGTGACGAGACGAGTCCTGCGTCCATGTTGATTGTGATGTTGCTGAATGGGCCGATACCGCCAATGCCTGCGTTCTCGAAGCCTCCTGCGTTGCCTTCTTCAAAGATTGACGGTGGAGCCTTGGAAACTTTTGGCGCTTTTGTCGGTTGGTCAATGTTGTAAGGGACGAGGGCTGCAACCTCTGCTGTTCCTGTGAAGCCCATTGCAGCCTCCGCTTGCGCGGTTGAAGTAAATGCCCCAGCAGGATTCCCGCCAATACTGATTGCAGACAGGGTTCCGATGTCTTTGCCAGGCTTGATTAAGTTGATGCCTTTGATAATGACGTTGATGACTTTGACCCATGCGTTTGCAATGAATTCAAAGTATGTAGCGATTCCGCTCATGACTGCTTTGACGCCGTCTCGGAACCATTCGAATTTATTGTATGCAAGTACAAGACCGGCAATTATTGCGGTGAACACAATCAGTCCTGATGCCACCTGAAGCGCGGTGAATGACGTTGCAAGAAGGGCGTTGACGACTGTTGCTGCTTTTGCTGCGACTGTGAACAGAACAACGGCTGCGGATATTGCGCCGACGGCAGCTGCGATTGCAAGAAACTTTTCGGGGTTGTCTTGCGCCCATGTTGCAAACGATTGCAGAACTGGCAGGATTGCTTCAACGGCGGGCATAAGTGCAGCGCCGATTGACTCCTTTGTTTCATCGAGGGCAACTTTCATGCGCTTAAATTTGCCGGCAGTAGTTTCGGCTGCGTCTGATGCTGCGCCACCGAAGGTCTTTGACATTGCTGCCATGACTTCATCTAGTGATGCGCCGTCTTTAATCATTTGACGAAGTTCTGGAGAAAGTTTTGCTAGTGCGGTGAAGTTTCCGCCGTAAGCCTTTTCAAGACTTTTTGTAACTGTTTCTAAACTGAGGCCCTTTGCCGAACTGATGTCCATTGCAGCGGATGCCAATTGTTGCGCCTTGGTGATGTCGCCAGTTGCCCTGACTAGACCGCCAAGTGCCGGACGAAGTTCGTCGTCGGTGACTCCAAGCAGTTTGCCTTGGGTGCTAATCCAATCCTCATTGGCTGCAATCTGTGCATCGGTTGCGCCTGTGGTGCGTCGAATCTGTTCGGCAAGTTTGTCTTGCGCGGCTGCATCTTCAATTGCGCCTTTGACTGCTGATCCAAGTGCAGCGGTCAGACCTGCAAGTGCAGCAGCTGCGGGAAGTGCTGCCTTTTGAATTGCAAACTGTGCCTTCTCGCCGTTTGTCTCAAGGTTTTTGAATTCCTTGATTGCCGAAGAAATTCCTTTGCCGTTGAACTCTGTGATGATTGGGATTGCGATTGTCATTTGAGTTCTCTTTCAACGCGGGCTTTGACTTCATTTGTAGCGCGTACAAGTTCACCTTCAATTTCGCGACGCTTGCGGAACACGGAAGGCCCAAGAATGCGCGTATGGTTCGGGCGCAATTGCCCAAGAGAATCCCCCAGGCGGTTTTGGTTGGCGCGTCCCGCTGCTTCAAATACTGCTGCTGCGACATTGGTCTGAGTGATGTAGATCAGCGAAGTTGCCTCTCGAGAAGCGTCAACCTTCAACTTGACTCCCGAGACTGCTTTTGCCACAGAGAACGGGAATATCTTCTTGTTGGCTTGTTCCCATTTGCGCGCCATACCGGACAAAGGAACTTTCGTGTAGTTCTTTTGCACTTCTTGGATTGCGGGTTGAGCAATGCGAGTTGCGTCAGCGGTGAACTGCTTACGAAGTCCAGGCTCAATTTTGTTCAGCGAACGAATAGCGTCACGAACTCCGACGACTTCAATTGAAGTATTTGCTGTCATCGTCTGCTCCTTTGTGCTTTTTGTTGTTGGTTCAACACGTCAACAACCGTGAACAGATCGTCTATGTCGAATGGGATGTCGGGTGTCCAGTATCCAGTCGCGACAAGAACCTCCGCTAGTGAGCGTCGGAAACTGCCGCTTCTGTAAAACTTGGTGCGTCCTCCGACACGACGTCAATTGCCTTGGTTTTCTTGATGAATTCGTCAAAGGCGAGCGGGGTTGTGATTCCCGCAGCTCGAGCAGATTCGAATGCAAAGAATGCAAGGTCTTCTGCGCCGATGCCGTTTGCAAGACTGGATGCTTGTCGTTTGAATTTGCGTTCCCATGCCACGATGACGAATAAATTCGTTTCGCATTCATAAGGGTCGCCTTCAATCGGTGTTACTTGTAGTCGGATTTTCATTTGTTTCCCTCTTCTATTTTCTAGATGATGTCTCGTGCCCAGGTGCCGTTTGAGAACGAAATTGAGGCCACGGCAAGGGTGCCGATTGACGACATGATGACCGGAGCTGCGTCAAGTGTGCACGTCGTAATTGTGAACTCTGGATTGGTTGCTGACTCTGTGGTGCCTGATGGGGACACGACGATTGTGCATGAACCCGCAGCAACGATTGCGCTGAGAAGTGCTTCAACTTCGGTTGCACCGTATGAGAGATACAGGTCAAGGTTAACTGCTACCGATTGGAGGCCTTTTGTTGCCTGTCGGCCTGTATCAGATAGCGATGTGCTCTCCAGGAGCTCGAAGCCCAAAAGCACCTCACATTTTGAAAGTTGATCGCTGACGTCGACGGCTGCTCCGCCAGTTGGGGTAATTGAGCAGGTTGCACCTGACAGGAATGTTGCTGTTGCCATAGTGGCTCCTTAGTTTCTACGCACGGCGATTGCCACCGTGAGATCGTATGTGGGTATGTCTTGCCCGCCGTAGTTTGCATTGCCTGGACGGGCGTCTGTAACTGCGATGGGCGAGTTCATGATGGTGTCAACTGTTGACATCAAATAGTCTCCGCTGTCTTGGTTGCCTGGAGGGGCTGCAAGGATGCGGACTGGAATGCGAAAGTCGCCCACGTTGTAAGTGAACGAAGTCATCACGGGAAGTTCAATCATGACGGACATTGGTCGCGCGTTGCGCGGGTCTGTGACTGGTTTAAGACCGAGAGCGGTGAGTTGTGTTTTGATTGCGTTGACTGCGTCGACGAGGATTCCTGTTGCAGCCATTACGCAACCTGTGGTCTTCCGCAACCAATGAGAGCCATGATGCGTCCCATAGTCGAGGGGATGGGGATTGAAGACATTGCGTCGAATGAGGCGAATGAGTCTGCTGATCCGCGCTCACGATAGAGGGTTGCTGCGTAAAGAATCCCGCCCAATTTTACGGCAGCATCTGGAACAACGCTTTGCGAATCTGTGTAACCCGCCTCGCGACGCTTGCGATAGACGTAAGAGTTTGCAGCTGCTACGCAAGTAGTAATGAAGGCGGTGTCGTTGGCAGTTGCGACGTCAATGCCCAAGAACTCAAGAACCATTGCGTTAGTGATCCAACTGATGCTCGGGGTGAAGGTGACTGTGCCGGTAGCAACAGAACGCTCTAAGTCTCCGTCGGCGTCTCGAAAAAGAAACTGAAAAAGTCGAATGACATCGGAGTCAAACTCAAAGTCGCCTTCGTCTGACTCTCCGATGTATTCGTTGTCTTGCGTTGACAGAACGGTATGGGTGCCGTTGATGTTATGGCCAGCGCCAGCGATGGTAACAACATCGCCGACCTGTATTCCTGTTTCTACAAAGGTCTGAAGAACAACGACACCATCGAGGCGCGTATGAAACGCGAGATCGTAAGTAGCCATTGTTCTTCAGTCCCTGTCGTGTCTCAGGTCTAAGCCTGAGGGATCTTCATGAATTGGTTTGCGTCAATCATCTTCGGTGCGAAGTATCCGCGGAAGGCAATTGTGCGTGACAATGTCGATGGGTTGTCCAGGCTAATTGCGCCCTTCTGCTGCTCATAACAACGGAAAGCACCAGTTGCTGCTGCACCAACAATGGTGGTCTTTGCTGCAAAGTTGGTGTCAACTACGAGACGAAGTCCGAAGACAATCGCTTCACGAGAACCTGCATTCATTGAACCGAATGCGTTCATTGGGCCGACCTGCGGAAATAACGGCCTGCCCTGGTCGTCGCTCAAAGTTCCGAGCTGCGCGAATACGTCACCAGACACGAAGAGGTGATCTGGGAGGTAGTTGCCATTTGCGAGGATGGTGTTTGCGCAAGCGTAAACTTTTGCAACCCAGTCTGAAGGGTCTGTCGGTGCGACGTTGCCTGTTGTCTGTGAAGTACCTGCAAGAAGCGCGTCGGCTGCTGCATTGTCTGTGGCAAGGGCGTATTTTTTGCCCATGTCCTCGAGGAGTCCGGTGAGAACCTCTGGTGAACTCCAGTCAATTGAAGCCTCGGAGACTTCGACGTATCCGCCGTAGATGTCCTTGGTGATTTGGATGTCGTCAACAATGAACTGACCAGCGGTGATTGTGGTGTTCTGTGTCTGTGGGCCACCGATTGAGGTATGGGTTGTGATTTTTGGAACGATGAAGACCTTGCCTGATGCGGGCATTTGGCGAGCGCCGATTGCATCGACAACAGGGCGGAGGCCTTGAATCCCAGAATAGATGGGAGCCAAGATTGGCAATGGCATGATGCCGTCAAGGTCAGCGGTGGTCACATCTGGAGCAGCGGCTTTGATGCGAGCGTTGAACTCGGCAGCGATTGCGCCACCTTGCATTTGTGCTGAGATCCATTCGCCAGCGGAAGGAAGTTTGAACTCTTTCTTTGCCGAAGCGAAGATTGGTGATGTTGGGATGGCGTCGGGCGCGGAGGCTTCGACTTGGGTTTCTTGTGACATTGTTTCCTCCTGGAGACTTGTGTCGGGTTGGGGTTCGGTTGCTTCTTCTTCGACCTCTTCTGGGTCGGGTTCTGAAGCAGCGATTTTTTCAATTATTGCGTCGGCAAATGCCGGAACACTGACGACGGATAATTCTTGGAGCAAAGCGGACGAGACGATCATGACGCCGTTTTTGTCGTACTTGTATTTTTGCGGAACTGCGCCAACACTTACGGAATCGTAAGCGGACATCTGAATCAGCTCGACCACGTCATCTGCAGCCTTACTGCGCGAGAAGGTTGCGAGGAAGCCAAGACCGTTGTCAAGGTCGACAAGTTCGCTGACGATGCCGATTGGGCGTCCGTCGTGGTTTTCAAGAAGTCGCGCGGGCTTGGCATTCAAGTCAAAGGCTCCGCGCTTGAACATGACCTTTTCGCCACCTGAGACGGTTGCGACGGTGTCCCAGGGAACTGCAATGCCGGTGATGGTGCGCGGTGCATCTTCTCCAGCTGCTGCGTCAAGGGTGACGGGGACGGCGGTGAACTTAATCATGAAGGAATCTCCTCGAGGTCTGGTACTTCTGGTTCGACTAGTGCGTCGTGCATATCGCCAATGGCAAGAAGGTCGTCTGTGTCAAAGCGCACGAAGCGTCCTCGACTGAGAACGTCGTTCATGCTGAGACGGGATTCGATTGCATGCGCGTACATTTGCGCGCCGAAGAGCCACAGGTCTTGACGGGCTTGCGATGCGTTTTGATATGTCATTGACGCGCCTGGAGTCGGAGCAGATACAAGGTACGCAGGGACTGAACACATGCGGGAAAGGTCAAGTGCTTGGTATTCGCGTTGCGCTGCGTTGACTTCAAGCGGGTCGCGGTCAAATTCCACAAAGTTGACGTAGTTGTTTAACGCGCCGATGACGTTGCCTTCGCGACGAGCCTGCGCCCATTGCGCTGCCAAGTCGCCGAGTTCTTCACCGGACATTGTTTCGCCCGCTGAGGTTTGCTGAAGATAACCAGGGACAGTTTCAATGGTTGCTGCACGATCTGCGTACTGGTCAAGGTGAGTTGCGATGCTGACGGAGCGTCGACCTGAATACATGAGACCAGTTGTCGGTGCAAGGAACGTGATGATTTCGTTCGGGTCTAATTGAATGCCATTGAACTCAATTTCGTCTGGCATGCCGAAGAACTGTGGGCCGACTTGATTTGGTGTTTGGATGTTGGCGGACGGTAGCCATTCAAAAGACATTGGTCGTCCGTCGGTTGCATTACGGGAAGTGACTGCCCAGAATGCGCGACCCGTCATCCACAAGTCGGTCACCGTATTTGCAAGGATGAACTGGCGCGGAACTTTCGGATCAGGGTTTTCCATCCACGACTCATTTGGCACATAGATTTCTTCGTACTGAGTACCGTTCCATTGCTTGACATACTGACGGAACTCAAGACCAGAGATGGTCGAGGCGAGAAGGTCTCTCGCCCGCGACACAGTCGGAAGAGCAAGGGCGATCTGCTCAAATGCTCCGCTTGTCCATGCATACGTCGGAGGGATGCCAGACATGCCGACTCCGGCAGCTGCTTTAACGGGCGAAGATGCAAATTCAGCGGTAGTTATTTTTCGGGAGAAGAACGCCACGACTGGAGTCTCCCACAAACTAGTTGCAAATGCAACTACCTTCCGAACGCCATTGCAGCGCGTCCAGTATTTGACGGGCGGGAAACAAGAGCTGCTGCAACAACGAGAAGTCGCGCTGCCTCAATGGGGCCAGGGGAGCGTTGACTACTGATCACGACTTGACCGTTTGCGCGAGCAAGGACGGCGCGGTTGACATGAGTTGCTAGTAGTTCTTCGCCTCGGTGGTAGATGCGTTTCTCGAGGATTAGCGAGCGCGTCAGACCCGTAAATTTAAGTACCTCGGCGTAGCCGAAAATTTGACGTCGCCGTTCTAACTTTTCTGGCGTATGAAGGTCAAGTGCCGGTGTAATTGCCAGGCGCAACTTCGGGTCGTCGTCCATTGCCTTATTGACATGCACCCACATTTCTTTAAGGGACTCGGTAGAGAACTGGACAGTCGCAATGATGTTGCCTTCTTCGGTGAGTCCGCACCTGATCCCGACGTACTTGGAACTGTCGCTGCTTGAATCAACGGCAAGAACGCCCCCTGTCGGGCAGTCAAATTCTGTGAACAACTTGTCCCAGACTCCAGGTTGAATCCAAGCGTCCGCCGACGAGACCCACAAATTCAGGTGGGCGCGGAGGAACGCTGCACGATCTGGAGTTTCCGCAGCTGCTTGAAGTGCCTCAAGAGTAATGGTCTGACCGAGGGCGGGATTGGCGTAGCCCCAATTAGTTTCGTCGTTCGGGTCTACTGACGGGAGACTCCATTCGGCAAAGTACAGGCGGGTCTGTTTCTGCTGATCTATTGCGCCAATCGCTGCCTCCCGAAGACGTTGCATTGTCTTTGATGATTCGTCGCCCGAGGTTGACCAGGAGGAAAGGAGCGGAGACTTGACCGCAATCTGCGACGGGCGAAGCGCGTCAAAGTAGACCTCTTCCGAGACATTCCAGATTTCGTCAACAACAATCAGATCGTAAGTTCCGCCGTGAAGGTTCGGCGTTGCAGCGCGGACTTCCCACGTCGAGCCGTTTGGCATCTCAACTTTGTTGCGCCCATACGACCAGGTGACATGGCCTTCAAATTGTGCCTCGAGTACCGGTGCGAGTTCGTTGAAGATTGCAACCGCGCGATCAAGTTTGTTGGCAACGGAAAGAACGTGGATTGGTTTTCCGCGCATCGCTGACCAGTCGGTCAAGAAGAATCCACAGAGGCTAGTAAGTGCAACGCTTTTCCCATTTTGCCTGGCACATGAAGTCAACGCCTCACGAAACATCAGGTCACCGTTTTCATCGTGGGTTAATTGTCCAGTCAACGCAATGATTTGCCAGTCAAAGAGTTTGCGGGAAAGAACGCGCTCAGACCATGCAGCAACTGCAGGCCCGTAAGAACCTGACCCCTGGGTGACCGATTCCAACCTGGGCTGAACCATTCCGATCCCGAGCGTTAACTCCGCAGATGCGAGACATCGAACTGATTCGGTTTGAATCCCTTCAGATAAGAGAAAGGAAGGGGACGGGGTCTTTATTTTTTCTGTTTTCAAAAAAAGTTCTGGATTGTTTTGTTTTTGTTTTGGTTTTTGCGTTGGGTCTAGTCCGAGGTGTTCTGCTCTTGAATGTGCTTGTGCTGTTCGGTTGCCGTTGATGTATTGTGCGCCGCGCCGTGAGTTGCATGGTTTGCATGCGGGGACGAGTTCGGTGTCGTCTCCAACGAGGTCGTATGGGATCAGGTGGTCTGCTTCTGTGGCGGGTGCCTTGTTGCACCAATGGCAGAGAGGATTGTCTTGTAGTAGTTCTGCGCGCCTGCGTCTGAACTCTGGACTACTTGTTCTTTTGCTCATGGTTGCCCCCTGCTAACGCGCCCCCCCGAGGGGGCTTGTTCTCGTTCGTTGTGTTTGGTTCGGTGGTGTGCTCGCCCCCCGCATTTCGAGTAAGTATCTCTGGCTGCCGGATGTTTGACATGTGGACGGTCACCATTCTCATTTATGACGTTTGGACGCTGCACAGTCGCTCGAAGGCAGACTGCTCTACCCTCGTTCCCGAGTGTTCTTCCGACCATCTGCAAATGATGATGCGCGCTTGCTTCTCTCAATTGTGTTGGCATGTTAGTCCTTGCGAATCCCCTGGAGGATTGCTAGCCCGATACTTATCAGGAGGATGTACCAGGCGACGACAATCATGCGACTGTTCCGAGTCCTGGTGTTCTTGGTTTGAACATCATGATTCCCTCGGGAAGCAGCTGCGGAAACTCTGGGAGGTCTGTGATTGGGTACAGGCGATAGTCCTTGATTGTCCAGCAGTCGCCGTGAATGGGTTGGTCGTATGCAATGACTTCGTGGCCTGTAATCCATCCCTGAATCAGGACTCGGTTTTCACGCACCTTGGCGAAGATGAAGTTGTGGCTCGGGTCGTCTCGCGCACGAATCACAAGGGTTGAGTCTGCGTTCTCTGTTGCTCGGACTTGATACTCGAGGACGTCGAATCCGTTTGCGTTGCGTTCCCATTGCCATTCAACGCCGAGAAGTTTTGACACGGCGACTTCTGCGATTGAGCCTGTGATGTGCGATTGCCACCATCGTTGCAGGTGGTATGGGGTTTTGTCCCTGGGTGGTTGACCGCTGAACATTGCATCAAGGCGGTGTTCTATTCCTCCGGTGCAGGCCAGGCGCATCTCTTCCTTGGTGAGACTGATCCGTACTAGTTCTTTCATTGCACTTTGCCTTGTCTGCCGAGTCTGGCAGCAATTGCGTCTAGATCGCGCGGTCGCCAGCAGTGGTATTCGGTTCCTGCGTTAATCAGGCATCGTGCGTACTTTTCTTGTTCCGCGCTTAGTTTTCCGTCAGCTGCTTTTAGTTCGCAGAAGATGACGCCTCGAGATGGGATAGATGTTGACACGAGAACTAAATCGGGGAATCCGTTGCCGTCTGACCGCCATACCCCTGGACGGGGTGATGAAGGTGAGGCATGGAAGACAAGCCATTGTTGCATCCGCGCAAGTTTGATGACTTGGTCTTGGAATATCTTTTCTGAGACCGTCACTTGTCTTTTCCCAACAGGAATCCGCACATGAACAAACTTATGCACAACAGAATGAGCGTGATGAACTCAACCACTAGAACGCTTCTTCGGGTTCTTCTTGCGGTGCAGGCGCGCTCTTGAGACTGTCAATGAATGCGCTTGCGTCGCGTTTTGTCATCGACTGCAAAGATGCCGGAACTGTGCGTCCCATTGATTTGCATACAGCGCGGATCATGTTTAGTTGCTTTTCCGAGGCGAGGTTTGATGGTTCGGTAATTGTTCCGCCTTCTGTCGGTCGTGAGGTCATGCGCTCAACCTTTGACATTTCCTCCCTCGAGGGGCGTTTCGTCCAATCGGTTGACGAGGCAAAGTCGCAATCCGCTAAGGCTCGACCAATGGCACTTGTACAGGCATTCTCAATGTGACTCGTTTTATTCACGTTGTTTGAACCACGCAGCTCTTCGCTAAAGTCGGTTGCAATGGGGCGCACGTCTTCACGGTCGACATAGATGTCAGCCTGGACAATTACTCGATCACCTTCAAATGTGATGAGTTTTGTGATGACTCGTCCTTCGGGGTGCTTCTCCCAGAACCGCGCAAGGCGACTGGCAACTGGTTCGTAGTCCTCAATGCTCACAACAGACCCAGTTTCTTCTGAATGCCTGCAACCTGATCTAGTTCGGTAAAGCAAGTGACTTCTGTTCCGCCAATGATGATTTTGACGGCTGCGAAGGTGTCGTGGAAACTGACCTTGATTGATACGTCTTCGGCGGTGACGTCGTGTACGCAGATTTGGCTGATGTGCGGTTTGCTCATGATGGGTTCTCCACAATCCATTCGATGACGGCTTTAAGTTCGTCTTGGTTTTGACTTTTAATGGCTGAGACAATGTCCGAGTTTGTCGGGTGTCGCAGGCGTTCGGCTGCATTGCGGAGAGTCATAATTAAGGCGATTGCCTGACTGACTGTTGAGCTTTCGTTGAAGCGCATTTCTCCGTCAAGTTTGACTGACAGATTCATGAGACGCGCAATGATCTCGTCGGTTGTTAATTCCATAGTGTTTCCCTCACTTGTTGCTATTTGCTTTTACGGACAATACCGCATCCGCGCTTCCATCTTGCAACATCCTTGTGTCGTGACTTGCAGATGAACGCCTGTAAGGATTTCTGCCCTTTGAGACATCCCCATCCCCAAGGCCCGACGCGCCAGACTTTTGTTCCGTCTGGGTTGATGTGGCTTTTGAATGCGATTGCGTCTGCGACCTTGACCTGTTGCGCGGGTGTTTTGCCTTTTGCGCTTGTCGAGTCTGACCAGCGTTGCCAAGTGCCTCGGTAAATGCCGAGACCGCCCGTGTATGAGCGCGTCGAGTGTTGCCAGTTTCCGCCAGTTTCACAACGCGCAAGGCCGTCGTAGTAAGCGTCTGGCAGGACGCCGTTGTATTTGCTGAAAGTGTCGCGCTGTGCAGCTGCGAATGCCGGAGCAGGAATGGATATTGCGGTGATGAGGGCGATTGCCATGATTCTCTTAATCAACCTTTTCAACTTCTGTAATCGAAGCGAACATCATCCAGGGAGCGCGCCTTGTGGCGACTGTGACTTTGACGATCTCTTCTGTTGCCGGATCCGTGAAGATCTGGACGAGGGTTAGTTTGTCCTTAGACCATAACGGCATATAGCCCCACGAGGGAAGCATTAGTTGCGCCAGTAGCGGTTGACGACCTTGAAGTAAGCCCATGAGACGAGCCACCCATAAGTGAAGTAAATGAGTTTGTCTTGGTGGTTCATAGCGGTTTCCCTTCGCTGTTTGTGTCCTGATGTTGTAACACAGGGAAGCGTCTGGGTGGCG